GGTGTTACAAACAATGGAGCGAGTAGCGGTAATATTGTATTCACTGTTCCAATGTCTGCGCCTTCAACACTTTACTATCAATGTACAGCACACTCAGGTATGGGTAACACAATCAACATCGTATAGGTAAACTATGTCAGAAAAAACATATATCATAGCAATGGAAAAGGGTGAACCTAAAGACCAGCTAAAAGATGAACTGACAGCTGAGACTGGTAATGACTATGTCCCAGAACGAACTGTTGATGTTGTTGAACCTCGTAATGGTAGTACCCGCCATTTTGCAATGGCACTTACAGATGAAGAAGCAACAACGCTAAGAGATGATCCTCGAGTCAATAGTGTTCATGAACCTATTGAGTGGAATGATGATATGTTAGACTTTGAAGTCAATCACAGAGGTTCCTGGACTAGGTTTAGTAACGCCTCCACTCAAAATAATTGGGGACTGTTAAGACATATTGAACCTACTAATGAGTGGGGTGTTACGACAACTAGTACAAGAAGTTCTGAATATTATACCGGTCACTTAGATGGTACGGGTGTTGATGTTGTAGTTCATGAAGGAAGTGCAGCAAGACCAACTCACGAACAATTTTATACAGAAGATGGTGCTTCAAGATATAATCAGTTGCAATGGAATTCATTGCCTAACATGAGTGGTGCTAATACTATTAATTATAGTTCTTCCGCAGGTAACCACGCAACTCACGTTTTAGGTACTATGGGTGGACTAACAGTAGGATGGGCACCTGGAGCTCAGTTGTATAGTTGTCCAGTTAATGCTATTGGATCCTCATTGTATTGGTTTGATGCTGTAAAAGAATTTCATTTAAACAAAACAGTTGATCCTCAAACTGGTTACAGAAGACCTACAGTTATGAATATGAGTTGGGGATATAAAACATACTTGAGTAGTATAACAGGTATTGTTTTTAGAGGTTCTAATGTAGGAAGTACAGTAAGTAGTTCATATGGAATAAAAGGTGATGGAATTGGTAGACTCAATTGTCCAATATATGGTTTTGAAAGTGAGCTAGATGAACTTCATGAAGCAGGAGTAATCTGTACAAAATCTGGTGGGAATCAATTTCAAAAGCTAGACATTGAAGGTGGTATAGACTATAATAATTATATGACACGATCAGTTGGTACTGGAAATATTTCTGCTGGTCAACCACTTTATTATAATAGAGGGTCAAGCAACAGAAGTACCGATACAATTGTTGTTGGGAATATGGATAGTAGTTTGTATAATAATACTGAAGCTACAAACACATCAAGTGAAAAAGGTCCTCGTGTTGATGTCTGGGCAGCAGGAACAAATATTATTAGTGGTGGTAATAGTAGTAACACAACATATCTAAACTATACTGGAACAAGTATGGCTGCTCCACAGGTTGCAGGTATGTGTGCTCTCCTTTTACAGATGAATCCAGGTATGACTCCAGCACAGGTTAGACAATGGGTGATAAATAATGCGAAGACTGGTTTAATGTATATTGGTGATACAAACAATACAACCTACTTTAGTAACAATAGAAATTTACAAGACGGTAATGACAGAATTGCATATTGGCCTTATAGTTCTCACAGACCATTAAATCTCAATGCAAACATGACAAATGTCTCGTTTTAAACATATAAATACACTTAAAGAAATTTAGAGGTACGTAATGACGCGTCAAAATTTGGATCTGGGTACAGCAGCAAATGATGGTACTGGTGATACACTCAGACAGGCTGGTACGAAAATTAATGCTAACTTTCAAGAACTTTATCAAAAACTTGGTGGAGATAGTAGTACGTTATCTGGCGCTATTTCAGTAGGTGCTTCTGGTGTTGTATTTGAAGGTTCAACAGAAGATAATTTTGAGACAAGTTTAGTTGTAACAGATCCTACTGCTGATCGAATTGCTACATTACCTGACGACACAGGTATCATTGTTTTAGATACGTCTACACAAACCTTAACTAATAAAACATTAACATCACCAGTATTGTCGTTACCTGAAATAAATGACACCTCAGGTGATCATCAATATAAAATTACAGTTGCTGAGCTTGCTGCTGATATAGAACTTGCATTACCGCTATTAAATGGAAATGATGAATTTGTATTCAAAGATCATGCTCAAACATTAACTAATAAAAGTTTAACGTCTCCGTTTATCACAACACAAAGAATTGGTACAGGTATCAATGATCAAGCTGGTGCCAGTATGATTGCATTTTCAGCTGAAGCAAGTGCTGTTAACGGTTTCCAAATGAGAAATGCTGCTACTGGTGGTGGTCCTCAATTGAAGGCAGCTGGCACAGATCCAGATATCAATTTAGATATAGATGCAGAGGGTGGTGGATCTGTAAAAATTGGTAAGGCTGCTTTTGGTCCTTCAACCATACAAGTTAATGGAGCGGCAAGTGCATCTCATTCTTTAATTATTTGTAACAAAGGTACAACACTTTTTGTTACATTGGCAGATGGAACAACTGTCGGAGAGTACAAAATATTTACAAATAGAGGAGCAGGTAACGCTACTATTACACCTGACAATTTTTCTGGGGGTACCTCATTTACACTACAACAGGGTGAAGGTTGTCAAGTTGTTTGGGACGGATTTAACTGGCATCTAATTGGTAATCACTCTACCGTTACCATACTATAATAGGAACATAAAATGGTTGCAATAGTTACAGACACATTAAAAAGACAGATTCTTGATAACATTTATGATAATGTTAAAGATTCTAATAACACATACTATATTGGTATAGGTCGATCAGAGGCGTGGAACAATACTGATACTCCTCCTATTCCCAACAATACTAGAAAAGATATACGTGACTTTAGATTATCGATGCAAGGTGTAAAGAACGCTGAAGATGTAGAATATGTTATCCCTCGATACAACTGGTCATCTGGTACAATCTATTCAGGATTTGATGATAATGTAGTTGGATATCCCACAAACGCATACTATGTGTTTACTCAAGACAATGCTGTTTATATGTGTATTCAACAAGGTAGAGATGCAAACGGAAATGCTGTTCCATCAACTATTCAACCAGGTGGTACATTAACATATCCTGTTGAGCTTGCTGATGGATATGTATGGAAATACTTATACACTATCAGTGCTCTTACTGCAACAAAATTTGTTTCCGCTAACTTTATTCCAGCTCAGTTCATTACAGCTGTAGACTCTGCTTCATCTGCTGTAGCAATTGAACAGAAGGCTGTACAAGATGCTGCTGTTCCAGGTCAGATTACTGGCATTGCTGTAACAGAAGCAGGGTCCGGTTACACGTCTACACCTACTGTGACCATAACAGGAAATGGAACATATCCAGCATCAGCAACAGCTACTATTTCAAATGGTCAAGTTGTAAAAATTGAAATGGATGATTCTAACCAAAGTAAAGCTCTTGGACGTGGATATGAATATGCTGCTGTAGAAATATCAGGTGGCGGTGGTGCAGGAGCAACTGCTAGACCAATTCTATCTCCTAATGGTGGATTAGGAGCCGACCCAAGAAATGATTTACGTTCAACAGCATTGATGTTTAATTCTCAAATTGCTGGTGGTGAAGGTAAAGAATTTCTCACATCAAATGATTTCAGGCAAGTTGCTATCATTAAGAATCCTAAAGTTCCAGTTACAGATTCAGACTTTGTTGCACAGGTTGGAAATTCATTAAGAAAATTAAGATTTGGTTCAGTAGCCAATTTGTTTTCTGAAGATAATACTTTAGAAGGTGCAATATCAGGTGCCAAAGCACTTGTTGATGCACAAGATTCAAATGTTGTATGGTATCACCAATCAGAAGCAACTGGATTTACTCAGTTCCAAGAAGGTGAAACAGTTACAGAAGTAGATGGTGTTGGTGAAGGTATTTTAGAGGGTGCTAATGTAGATGCAGACTCAGATGCCTTTGAAACACTCAAGGTCAATCCTTTGTCAGGTGAAATCATTTACATAGATAATAGAGCTGCTATCGAAAGAGCAAGCGAACAAACAGAAGATATAAAAGTTATAATTCAACTCTGAGAGTAGAACATGCCAACACAATTTACAGATAACCTGTTCAGTAGAACGTACAAAGATGACTTTGCAGATAGTGCTAACTATCACCGAGTTCTCTTCAATAGTGGTAGAGCGCTACAAGCTCGAGAGTTAACTCAGCTCCAGACTATTATACAAAAAGAGATGGAAGTCTTTGGAAGGAACATTTTCAAAGAAGGTGCAAATGTTGCTCCAGCTGGGATCACTATAAACAATAGATACGAATTCATTAAGTTAGATACTTCAAACAATACTTTACCAGTAGATACATCTAACTTTATAGGAGCTGAGTTCGAAGGTAATGATTCTGGTATTAAAGTTAAGTGCTTAGAAGTTATTACAGCAACTGCAACTGATCCAGCAACATTGTATGTAACATATACAGACACAACTGGTGGAACTCCAGGTGACGATCCTGTTCGGATGACCGCTGGTGAAGACATTATTGCTAACTCGATTGGTATTACACTAACTGTTCAATCAGTTAACACAACAGCTAATCCTGCAATTGGTGTTGGTACAAAAGTATCGATTGACCAAGGACATTTCTTTACTCAAGGACATTTTGTATACGCACCTAAACAATCTCAAATTATTGGAAAGTATACTGAAACTCCAACCACCATCATAGGATTCAAAGTCCAACAGGATGTTGTATCAGCTGACGATACAGAAGCACTCTTTGATAACCAAGGTGCTACACCTAATAGATCTGCACCAGGTGCTGACAGATATAGAATTAAACTAATTCTAACAGAACAAGATCTTGTTGACTCAGATGAAAACTTTGTGTACTTCTGTCGTATTATCAATGGTAATGTGTTTGATGTTGTTCAAGGTAACAACCAGTATGCGAAGATTGAAGATCGTATGGCTCTTAGAACAAATGAGATCCACGGTAACTTTCTTGTTGAACCATTTTTTATTCACCATGAAGATGATTCAGATGCAACGTTCTTGCAAACTGTTGTATCACCAGGTACAGCATATGTAAAAGGTTATAGAGCACATCGTGACTACACAACAAGATTAAGAGTTCCTAGAGCTCAAGATACAATTACACTTAATAATGATGTAGCGGCAACTGATTATGGTAACTATGTTATTGTTAACAATGTTGTAGGTTTACCAGACATTAACGTCTTTCAAAAAGAGAACTTGTATGATAGCATTGGTGCACAAGGTGTAATAATTGGTACTGCACGTGTTAGACACATTGAAGAAGATGCTGCTAATCTAAGATATTATCTATTTGATATAAAAATGGATTCAGCTGAAACAATTGAAGATGTAAAATCAATAGGTAGTGGTCCTGCTGATAAAGCAGATATCATTTTTGTACAAGATGCTGTTTTACAAGAACCAAGAAATAATGATTTGTTGTTCCCACTGACACACAAACGTCCTAAAGTTATGTCAGATATTTCACTTGAAGTACAACGACAGTTCTTAGCAACATTAGATGGTGCTGGAGCAGCAACGTTAACATTAACTGCAAGTGGTGAAACATTTGCTAATACTAATGAATGGATTATCATTGATAATGTAACAGGTATTATTGAATCCAATATTACAATAACAGGTGCAGGAACACAAGTGGTATCACTTTCAGGTGGTACTCCATCAGCTGCAATCAGAATTGTAGGAAAAGTAAACAAAGCATCCGGATCCATTAGAAACAAAACATTAGAAGAGCATACAGTTAGTGTTTCAATTCAAACTGATTCAAATGGTACAAAATTTATTCCATTAGGTAAACCTGACTTATACAAACTTGATCGTTTACGTGATTCAGATTCTGATGGTGAAAACTTAATGAGTTCTTTTATAATCGATAATGGTCAAAGAGACAACTGGTATTCACCTGCTAAAGCAATCTTGAAATCAAGTGCACGTGAACCTAACAATAATGTGTTTGCTAGGTTCCGTTATTTTACACACGGTGCATCTGGTGATTTCTTTGCAGCTCAATCATACACAGGTCAAGTAGATTATGGATCAATTCCAAGTCATACAACTAAGAGTGGTGAGAAAATTGAGTTAAGGGATGTGCTTGACTTCCGTCCAAGAATTGACGATACCGATTCAGACTTCCAAGCTGGCAATGCAAGAATTAACGAACTGCCAGACGATACAGATCTAATTACAGCAGACATTGAATATTATCTACCTCGTTATGATAGAGTCACAGTTGACATCGATGGTTTAGTTAGAGTTAAGCAAGGCCGTTCATCTTTAGATCCTAAGTTTCCACCTGTGTCTCCAAACGAAATGGTACTAGCTAATATTACTATGGAAGCGTTTACAATTTCTGATTCAGATATTGGTACACAGCCATTAGAAACAAAACTATATCAAATGCAAGATGTTGGTGAGATCTCATCTAAACTAGAAACTCTTACAGAGATTACAACTCTTTCATTACTTGAAACAAACTTATCTAATTTAGATGTTCTTGATGCAAGTGGTAACGATAGAACAAAAGCAGGATTCTTAGTTGATAACTTTTCAGATCAATTAGCATCTTCCTTTGATAATCCTGAGTATAGAGCTTCTATTGATCCACAGAATAAGATATTACGACCTGCTTTTAATCAAGAAGCTGTTCGGTTAAAGTATGATTCTGATCTTTCAACTAATACTATTCTAAAGGGTGATAACGTATATACCAAGTATAGCGAAGTAGAATACATTACTCAGTTACAAGTATCTGAAACAATGAATATTAATCCATTCAATGTTATTACTAACTTAGGTACTTTAACACTTTCACCTGCATCTGATGAGTGGAGAGAAACTCAGTTTACAGCAGCAAGAACAGTAAGTGGTGGAACAACTACTAACTTTAGTGGTAGTCAGAATCAACTATTCAATAACGCACAGTGGAACTGGGCAGGTACACAAGTAGGTGATACAAGATCGAGAGCATTAAGTTCAAGTTCAAGTTCTAGTACTGGAACATCGGTTGTAGGTACAGGCTCTGCAGGTAACTGGAGAGCTGCTAATATTCAAACAACAAGGACAACAAGTGTTACTACTACTTCAGCTGTAGCTAGAGTAGCATCCTTTTCTACAATCCGAAGAGTTGTGGGTGATCGAGTTGTTGACGTTGCGTTGATTCCATTTATGAGATCTCGTAGAATTAGCTTCAAAGCAGAAGGCTTGAAACCCAATACAAGACTATGGCCTTTCTTTGATGGTGTTGATGTTTCACAATGGGTACGTCAAACTAGCTTTGCTCGAATTGCTCAAAGTAACCAAGAAGTTGGAAATAGATTTAACAATCGAAGTAGTATTCCAGAAGGTGCTGAAGCATTATTTACAAATGCAGAAGGTTCAGTTGAAGGTGAATTCTTAATTCCAAATTCTCCTTCCCAACGATTTAGAACTGGTAGTAGAGAATTTAAACTTCTTGATATCTCATCTAACAATGAGGACAATGCAACCTCAATTGCTGTGACACCTTTTGTATCAGCAGGTACATTAGAAACAAGACAAAGAACAATTCAAACAACTCGTGTTAGAAATGTTGTTACTGGTACATCAACCTCAACATCAACTACGTCACAGAACTTGGGACGTAACATGCACTTGTGGAATGTTGCAACAGGTGAACGTAGAATTAACGGACAAGTTGTTGTACCTCCAAGAACTGTTCGTCAGAGAGATCCATTAGCACAATCATTCTTTATACCAGATCAAGATGGTGTATTCTTAACATCGATCGATATCTTCTTTGAAACAAAAGATGATGTGATTCCTGTTGAAATGCAATTACGTCCAATGGTTAATGGTCATCCATCATCTGAAGATATTATTCCAGGTAGTGTTGTATTTAAATCACCAACTGCAATAACTGCTTCTCCAACTCCAGTTGCAACAAACTTTGAGTTTGAAGAACCAGTTTACTTGTTGCCTTATCAAGAATATGCTGTAGTATTAATTGCAGAAACTAATGCATATAATGTGTATGTAGCAAAAGCAGGTGACTTTATACTAAACTCAACTGAGCAGAGAATTACTTCTCAGCCATCTCTTGGTTCATTGTTTAAGTCACAGAACACATCTACATGGACACCAGATCAGGAAAGAGATCTGATGTTTAGATTAAACAGAGCTGATTTTAACAATACAGTTACAACAGAAGCAGTTCTAAGAAACACAGAAGTTCCTTTGTATCTACTTGGTGAGAATCCTATTGAAACAAGAAACAATTCAAACCGTTTGATCTTCAATGCTCCAGATCATGGATTAAATCAAAACGATCGAGTTAGAATTTATGGTTTGGATTCAAATGCATCATATGCTACATTACGAGCATCATCTATTATGGGTGAAAGGTTTGTTCAAGATGTTGATAATGATTTCTTCGAAGTTCAAGCTGACTCAACATCACAACCAGGTTCACGTCAATCGTTTGGTGGATTTGAAGTAGAAGTTAATAGACAGATTCAATTTGAAGAAATTTGGCCAAATATTGACTTTAACCTTCCACAGAGTACAAGTGTCGCTGTATCAGGTAAGTTTGCTTCAGGTAAGTCCATTGCAGGAACAGAAGCTTTATATGACATTGATGCATCAAGCATACCATTGTCTGTCAAAGAACGTAATGTGTTGAATGCACCACGAGTAATTATGACTGCAAAACAAGAGCAGTTAAATTTACCAGTGGGAACAAAATCTGCAACACTAACTGTTGACATGCAAGCAGATACAAGTTATATCTCACCTGTGATTGATATGCAACGTTCTTCTATATGGTTAACACATAACAGAATTGATAATCCATTTGGAGTTGCTGGTCCTAATTTTAACGTACCTCTAAACTTTGTTGAAGAAACTGACAAAACATCAGGTACAATATTATCTAAACATATAACAAGACCAGTAACACTAGCAGAAGCTGCTGTTGGATTGAAAGTAATATTAGCTGCTAATAGACCAGCAGCTGCTAACTTCAAACTATTCTATAAAGTAGCTAATGATGATCAGTTGTTTGAGGATCTAAACTGGGAAGAAGTATTCAGAGAAGAAGAATTACCAACAGATGAAAATCCTGCAATATTCAGAGATTATGAATACGTTGTTGGTGGTGCTTCTGGATTAGCTGATCCATTTACTAGATTTATATTTAAGTTGACCATGACAAGTTATAACAACGCTAAGCCTCCTTCATTCAAGGATCTGCGTGTAATAGCATTGGCTGTATAATGAAGACATTGAAGTATGAAAACTATCAACCAGTAGAAGGACTTACAGGATTTGTAAGAGATCCTTCTACTCGTGCAATTGTAAATGTTAATGGGTCACAAATAAGAAAAGCAAAAGCAGCTAAAAAAGCTCGCGAACAAAAAGAACAAGAAGTCCTAAATATGAAGAAAGATGTAATGGAATTGAAGTCAGATATACAAGACATCAAACTTCTATTACAGCAAATGGCGGAGAAGTAAATGGCAAGAACATTAGTAGATATAAATGATCTAGTTTCCACGTGGAAAGATAAAACCAATGAGATATCTTTTAATGTTGGTGACCTAGCTGAACTTCGTACAGTAGAAGATTCAGACCTGGTCGGAGCCATCAATGAGATTTGGGGTTTAGCTAGATTAGATTCGAGTGGTATTGTAACATTGATTGGGAATACATATTTTCCAATTACATCTGCAAACTTAGCTGGACCTGAATCATTATTATTATTAGATTCAGATGGTACAGTAGTAAAAACATTATATGGTGCAAATGCTTAATGAAAAATATTATATTAACGAACCACAGAAGTGGTTCAACTTATCTTGTCAATACTTTGGGACAGATAAGCAGAACAATTGATGATAAACACATACCACTTGGAGAAGTAGCTCATCCGGGAAGACAAGTGGGTTGGTTGAATATGGACCCGGAGACTAAGAAATTATATAAGAATGAAGAATTAAAAACAGGAACACCGTTAAGAGGAGATGAACACCAAGCGAAAGTAAAAACTCATTTACAGATGATGAGTGAAACTTCTAGTGATTACACTTGTAAGATTTTTATTGAAAACTATATTATAATGAATCAATTGAATTTTTGGAAATTATTTGATGACAATGATAATGCAAGACTTATAGTATTATATCGAAGGGATCTTGAAGACTTATGTATGAGTAGATTGTTTATGGATTTGTATAAGATTACTCATTCAAACAATATTCAAGTTAAACAAGAAGAAGATCCTAACTGGAAATATGATCCAAGAATATTTTATGATGGGGGAAAACATTTTGGTGTACTTGAACATGCGTTATTAACAAATGGTTGGCTGCAAGGATTTATTTATAATTTTAAAGATAGATTTGACGAAGTGAGAACATATGAAGATATAGATGGATCTGATCTAAAAGTTGACTTTCAACGATATTTTGATGAATCAATTGACCCTGTTATTCCAAAAATTAAACATATAAGAAAACTATTAGATAAGGATGAGAAGAAAGAACGAATAAAAAATTACAAAGACTTTAAAAGGGACTTTGACAATTTGTTGAATAAGTTTAGTCTTCCTCACATACTCGACTAGGAATAAACATGGCCATAAGACGTCCATTAAAACTTCACTCAGGCAATCTGAGAGACATGACAACTACAGATGTTGACCTTATCGTTGATGAGGTCATTCGACAATATGGCCAATCACCTTCTGTTGAGTTAACAGTAAACGCAGGTAATGGAAATCTAAATCCACTTACAGAGAATAGAGCTACAGCAGGAGCAATGGCTACTGGAACGTCACCTTGGCCTACAGCTGATCCAACTTCCCTTACGACTGTTACATATGAAAATACTGTTCAAAGTTTAAACAATACTACGTTTCCATATAGAACAGGTAAAGTATATTCAAACTATTCCTATCCCATATATCGTAATGCATCTGGTAACATACAATCTATGAATAAGACTGATGTGTATGATACATTCATTGCTCCAGCACTTGCTAAGCTAGTGTTGAGTTCAACAACACAAGAAGATCAAGCAGGAACATATTTCATATCAACCAATGCTTCTGAAAGTGGTGCTACTCAGGTAAGTACAACTCCTATTGCTGCAGACACAAACGCAGACATAGCTGCATTTAGTGTTGGGTCTTTACCTGAAACTCTTGATCAATCTGTTGGTGTAAATAATTTCTTCTTACATAGAATAGATGCAGTTGCAGGTGTTAACTATATCAATCCAGTAACTATGAAACTTGATACTAATGATTTAATCTCTACACCCAAAACTCACTTTGGTACTATGATGCAAGATTTGATTAATCATCATGCTGCACAAACTATCAGATACAATTACTTTGTATCTACTAATACAACGTTTGGTGTAGCAAGAGGTACTGGTATAACAGATACATACACTACGGGCTCAACAACAAGATTTGAACAGCCAGCACCAAATACTTACTATGCACAAAACGTACCATCAGGAACACCAACGGTTCAATCAACATTCTTCTTACGAATTGGTACTGTATAATGAAAGGCACATTACATAATGGCAAGATTTTCTGGACAAATACAAGCAGCTAAATTTGTTGATAAATCAGAAAAAACAATAGAAGTTCTGTATGGTCAAAATCCTTCTGTTCTTTCCTCATGGTATCTTCCAGTAGATTATAACAACCAAGACTTTCTCGACTTTGTTGACGAGATAGATCTTGAAGTTGTTAAAGATGCTACTTACCAATATTACGAACATCATAAGTCAACATATCAGCAAGAGATAGAAGCTCGTGCTAGTGAAATGGCTATTGAGTTAGCTGAACAAATGTTTGATAAGTGGGTAGTTAATGCTCAGGCTGAACTTGATGAAAAATATAAAGAACAAGAACTCAGTGTAACCGAAGCACAAAAACTTCTTGATCAGCAAATTGAACAACGATATCGCGAAGCAGATGAATATAAAGAAGAACAGCTTAGAGAGCTTCAAGAACAATTTGATAATAGAATTCATGAAGCAGATATAGTTCAAAGACAAACCTTCGAAAAGATGATGGCAGAAGGTCAAGCTGAACTTGATAGACAAATTGAATTACGATATAAAATGGTTGATGAATATAAACTAGATCAACTGGAAGAACTTCAAACAACCTTTGAGAAAAATATAGCTGATGCTCA